GACACTAGACGGCAAGGCTTACAAGCACACAGATGATCAGTGGACTCTTAACGTAGAGTTACTTGCTGACTGGGGTGCAACATCATCACTATTCGAAGCAATGTGGCTCGCAGCTGATGCGAATCCAAACACAACTCTTGCAGTATCTCTAACAGCAGTTACAGGCGCAGTTTTTGCTTGCAACGTATTGCCTGTTTATCCAACAGTCGGTGGCGGTGCTCCAGGAGCACAGACCGATACTTGGGCGCTAACAGTAGTTGGAACACCAGCAGACACATTCAGTTAAAATCTAACAAACGGGAGCACTAGATGAAACTACCAATAACAATTACATATAACGCAGGCGACTCCGCAACTTATGTTGCTCAGCCTCCTGAGTGGGCGAAGTGGGAGAAGGCAACTGGTAACACGATCTCTCAGGCTAATGACAAGATTGGCATCTGGGATCTTATGTTTCTGGCTTACAACGCTTATAAGCGCGAAAGCGCTGGAAAGCCTGTTAAGTCTTACGACATCTGGTCTGAAACCGTTGCTGATGTAACAGTCGGAGACGATAGCCCAAAAGCCACCAACCAGGAAGCATAAGGCGGATCCTCGTCAATCTAGCAATAGAGACGGGGATACCGATGCAATACTGGGAGGATGCAGATGACATATTAACCGCGATAGATATTTTGAAGGAGCGATCGGATGGCAGATGATGTTGTTATCGCTTATGACAAAACAGATTTGCGGGCTATTGCTAGATCCTTTAAGGGCATGGATGAAGCTGCTATTGATGCAGCTAAAAAAGAATCTAGTGCTCTTGCTGAATATATGCGAGGGAAGATCATTCAAGCTGCAAGCATTACTAGCAACAGCGGAGATGATCGAGTCGCCAATGGTTCACGCGTAGCAAAATCATCTCGCATTGGTGAAATATCTTTTGGTTTTGCATCTCAAAAGTTTTCAGGTGGTGGATCTACTCTTAGCCTTTGGAAAGGTTTGGAGTTCGGTTCGACTAAGTTTAAGCAGTTTCCAAGATTTTCCGGCAGACTTGGTCGTGGTTCTCGCGGTTGGTTTATCTTTCCAACTTTACGCGAAAATCAAAAAGAAGTTGTCCGTCAATGGGAGGAAGCATTTAGCAAGATTTTGAAGGAGTGGGGCTAATGGCAACTGGTAATAGAACGCTCAAACTCTCGATCCTTGCTGATGTTGATGATCTCAATAAAAAGTTAAAAGCAGCAAACGGCGATGTCGAGGAATCGGCTGGCAAGTTAGAGAAGTTTGGCAAGGTTGCAGGAGCTGCGTTTGCAGCTGCTGCTGTTGCTGCTGGAGCCTACGCAATCAAGATTGGCGTTGAAGGCGTACAAGCAGCACTTGCTGATGAACAGTCTCAATTAAAACTTGCGCAATCTTTAGAAAAGGCAACTGGTGCTACTAAGGCACAGATTGCTGCAACAGAAACAAGCATTGACAAGATGGCTCGCGCAACTGGTGTTGCAGATGACCAACTTCGTCCAGCGCTTGCTCGCCTATCTCTTTCAACTGGCGATCTATCTAAAGCGCAGGATTTACTCTCTCTTGCTCTTGACATTTCAGCACAGACAGGTAAGCCACTTGAAGGCGTAGCAAATGCCTTAGGCAAGGCTTATGATGGCAATAACGCGGCATTGAGTCGTTTGGGTATTGGTCTATCTTCTGCTGAACTAAAGACAATGACTTTTACAGATGTTCAATCTAAATTAAGCGATCTGTTTGGCGGTGCAGCTGCTGAGAACGCTGACACTTATGCAGGTCGCATGGCTCGACTCCAGGTTGTATTTGATGAAGCCAAGGAAGCAGTTGGCGCTCGGCTATTGCCTATCATTGAAGCACTTGTCACTCTTATCATTGAAAAAGTTGGACCTGCACTAGAAAAGTTTGCTGATTTATTCAAGCCGATCACAGATGCCATTGCTCGCAATAAAGATACATTTGCTGAGTTTGGTAAGTTTATTGTTGATTACATTGTGCCAGTTTTAACAGTCACTCTTGGTGCAGCACTAAAGACAGTTGCTTTCATTGCAGGTGGAGTAATTGATGTTATTGCCTCAGTTATTCGAACCATTGAAAATCTTGTCTCACTTGCCATTGATGGAATCAATGCACTTATCAGGGCTTACAATTCAATCCCATTATTACCAAATATCCCACAAATTACCAAGCCGAGCATTTCCCTTGGATCTAGCAGCTCATCATCAAGTGCTAGCAAGATTACTACTCCAAGCATTAATCTTGGGACAACAGTTGCATCAAGTGCATCTACAGCATCCAACTCACTTACCAAGGTTGCGACCACTACATCAGCAGTTGCTGCCTCAATCGGATCATTTAGCGCTGGATCTTTTAGAGCAGCAGAAGCTGCATCATCTGGAGATACTTACAATATCAACGTAACTGGAGCCTTGGACAAGGAAGCGGTTGCTCGTCAGATTGTCACTATTCTTAACGAATCATCGGCGCGAGGCTCAGGCGGAGCATCTGCCCTACAAATCGCATGACGGCTTGGACTCCCGATTGGGCAGTCTCCATCAATGGCGCTGGAGATGTCACTAACGTAACCCTGGCAAATCTGACCATTTCATCAGGGCGCAATGATATTTATTCACAGCCTTATGCCGGCTATTGCAATGTCGAGTTAATCAATCTAGATCAATCTGCCATAAATATCGATGTCAATGACTCAGTAGTTATTAAGGTAAAGGACTCAACTGGAGCCTATGTAAATCTGTTTGGCGGAGATGTTACAGACATCGATGTAGAGGTGCGCAGCGCAGGCAATAATGGCATCTCAGAGACTATTAAGATAACTGCGCTAGGTGCTCTTTCTAAACTGCCTAAATTTTTAACTAATGGCGTTTTAAGCAAGGCTTTTGACGGCACTCAGATTTACACAATTCTTTCAGCCTTGCTCTTTGCTAACTGGAATTCAGTCCCAGCTGCTTTAACTTGGGCTGCTTATGATCCGACTGAGACTTGGGCGAATGCTCAAAATACAGGACTTGGCGAAATTGATACACCAGGTGATTATGAGTTAGCAGCTAGATCGTCAAGCGCCACAGATGTTTATTCACTTGTTTCAGGATTGGCTACTTCTGGTATTGGATATTTATACGAGGATGCATCTGGGCGAATTGGCTATGCCGATAGTACGCATCGCAGTCAATATCTTGCTGCTAATGGTTATGTTGAACTAACTGGTAATCATGCACTAGCTGCTGGAATTCGTACCTCAAAGCGAATCGGTGACTTACGCAATAAGATTACAGTTCAGACTTACAATGGCACTCAACAAACTGCCTCAAATGCGACCTCCATTGCAACCTACGGCGAACAAGGGCAAGTCATTGAAACGACTTTACACAACTCGGCAGATGCGACGACTCAAGCAAATTTCTATTTGTCACTTCGCGCTTTCCCACAAGATCAATTCCGTTCAATTACCTTCCCAATAACCAACCCTGAAATCGATGACTCAGACCGCGACAATTTGTTAAATGTCTTTATGGGACAGCCTTTGGATATTACCGATTTACCTACAAATATGGTCGATGGACGCTTTCAGGGCTTCGTAGAAGGCTGGACGTTTAGCGCTGGATATAACCGACTAGATTTGACCCTCATCTTGTCTCCGGTGGCTTTTAGCCTGCAAGCAATGAAATGGATAGATGTACCAGCGCCAGAAACTTGGAACACTTTAAGCACAACCCTACAATGGTTAGACGCTACAATAGTAGCCTGATAAAGGAGCAAAATGGCAACAACTACCAATTATTCGTGGACTACCCCGGATGATACGAGCCTTGTAAAAGACGGCGCAGCTGCGATCCGTACCCTTGGCTCCTCCATCGATACAACTACCAAAGCACTTAATCCATCAACGACTCTTGGCGATATTGAGTATCGTTCTGCAACTGCTAACACAAACACTAGACTTGGCATTGGAACAACTGGACAAGTTTTGCAAGTAACAGGCGGTGTACCGGTTTGGGGTGCAGCACCTGCTGCAGCAGCTGCAAAAACTTACACATTACTTTCGACTGTAAGTTCATCTGCTGTTACTTCCTTGTCTTTCAGTTCATTATCTGGCAAAGATTCCTATATATTGATGTGGCAGGGTGTATATTTCAATTCATTTGGAAATGATTTTAGAATGAGATTGAATAACAATTCTGGAACCAATTACAATTATGTGCGACAAGGGAAAGATTTGAATTATCCAACTGGTGGTGCGACTGGAAATGGTTTTTACATTTCTTATACCGGGACAAGCAGCGTGCCTACCAATGGAGCAGCGTTTATTGAAGGAGCAAATGGAACTGGTGGCAAAACTCTTGATTTGACGGCGATAGTTTCTGATGGTGTTACAGGATCAACATTGGTTCCAATCAATGTTTCAGGAGTTTGCAATCTATCAACAACTTTAACATCTATTGACTTGAACTTTACTTCTACTTGGTCTGCTGGAACTTTCTATCTGTGGGGTGCTTAATATGGAAAAATTAATCGTAAATGTTGAAACAAATGAAATTGAAACAATTACTTTAACTGATAAGGAAATTGCTGAAATTGAGACAACTTTAGCAGACACAGAACTTAGATTATCAGAACAAGCAAAATCGAAAGCAAAGGCAATATCCGCAAAAGCTGCATTATTAGAAAAGTTGGGCATTACCGAGGATGAGGCTCGCCTCCTACTTGGATGAAACCAAAACTATCTAAATCGGTTGTTCAGTTAAGAGAACAGGCAGACGATGCTTATCCTGACCGAAAGCGTGACTCTGACGGCACAATCGGAGATGCAAGGCATCAGACCCGAAAGAGCGATCATAACCCTGACAGTAGTACAGGGTATGTCCGCGCTATCGATCTCGATGCTGATTTCGACAAACAAGCCTCTACAGCTGCTTACATTGCCGACCAAATACGAATTGCAGCCCGAACAGATAAACGCATTGCTTATGTTATCTTTAACAAAAAGATTGCAAGCGCTCGAAGCCTCTGGCGTTGGCGCAAATACACGGGAGTCAATCCACACATCAAACACATCCACGTCAGTTTTACAAAGATTGGCGACACGGATTCGAAGTTTTTTAACATCCCGTTACTAGGAGGAACAGATGACACAAGACCTAAAAAAGATGTTAGCAAGTTGGGGCAGAGCGTTTCTAACAGCTGCTCTTGCACTTGTCGCTGCC